AGAAAAAGTAAATAAGTTTTTCTTTGATGATTTCAATGTGGCTTTCCCAGAAAAAATGACAAGTGCAGTAGATCCAACAAACCAGATAGTTGTATGGTCTTATATATCGAATCAAAACACATCTGGAACAGTTCCTGATAGATTATTGATTTACAATTATGCAATTAAAAGATGGTCAATTGCAAATGTTAGTGTTGATGTAATATCACCATTTTTTACAGCAGGATATACGTTAGAGGCCTTGGATAATCTGGCAAGCAATCTTGATGCATTGCCTGCACCATTAGATTCAAACCTTTATAAAGGTGGCACATTCTTATTCGGTGGTTCAGTGGATAAAAGGATTACATCTTTCACAGGACAACCCCTGAGTGCAACAATTGAAACATCGGAATTTGCTCTTAATAAAGGCAGGCATTCATTGGTTACCAGATCTGTGCCATACTTTAGAAATGGCTCAGTTACTGTTCAAGTTGGTGCTAGAGACAGGCAGGATGATGATGTTACATTTTCAACAGCTAATTCATTAACTGACGAAGGATTTGTGCAACATAGATCACAGGGTAGATTTCACAGGATCAGGATGAACATATCTGGTTTTTGGGATTTTGCACAAGGGTTTGACATTGAAGGTCAACCATTGGGTAGACGATGACAAGGGTAAGTAATTACAGAAGGCTTTCATCATTAGGTGACAATCCAAGAAATGTGGCCAATGTTGTAAACAATATTCTGGATGGCAAAGTAAATTCTACTGGTTCAATTACACTGGCAAACAGTGCAACAACAACAACATTAAGCGATGATCGTATTGGCGGTGACAGTGTTATATTATTTATGCCGACAACAAGCGATGCATCAACTGTAACAATTCATGTGACAGGCAGACAAAAAGGGCAGGCAACATTAAATCATGCTAGTGCAACTACCACAAGATCCTTTGACTACGTCATTTTTGGATGAGTTTACAAGATGCACAAAATGGATAAATGATGCATTGAAATACGCACATGATAGTCATTCCGCAGAAGATGTTTTTGCAATGTGTCAGGCAGGGGATGCCCAGTTCTGGCCATATCATGACAGTGCAATAGTTACAGAAATAGTGAGTTACCCTAAACGTAGGGTTTTAAGGTTTTGGCTTGCAGGTGGCAATCTAAATACATTGCTAAAAGCGGAGCCAGATATTGTTAATTGGTCAAAACAATATGACTGCAAAGGTGTTGAGATCAATGGCAGAAAAGGATGGGAAAGAGTTTTGAAAAGCTACAAACCATCATCAATAACTTTAGTGAAGGAAATATAAATGAGCAAAGGCGGAAGAAGTGGACAACAAACTGTTAACACTCAAGTTGAGCCTCCTGCATATGCAAAGCCATTTTTAGAATATGGCTTGAGTGAGGCAAAGCAGAGATATGAGACAGGTGAGCCAAATTATTATCCATTTCCAACTACTGTAGGGTTTTCTCCAGAAAGTGAAATGGCACTTGATATGGTAAGAGACAGGGCATTAGACCCTAACAGTTTGACTGCTCAGGCTCAAAACGTAGTGCAACAAAATCTTATGGGTACAAACCCATTAATGAGTATGGCATTTCAGCCAGTAGTTGACACAATTGAAAGCAGATTTTCAAAAGCAGGTAGATATGGATCAGGAGCCAATCAATCAGCATTAGCATCAGGATTAGCACCTATGGCTTATAAAGCACAACAGGATGCCCTTAAAATGGCTCCAAATATACAAAATCTTGATGCACAACAATTGGCCAAGGTTGGCGGAGCAAGAGAGGCTGATGCAATGGCTCAGTTACAATCTGACATTGATAGATTCAATTTTGAGCAAAACATAGATGATCAAAGACTAGCTAATTTCTTATCATTAGTTGGTGGCGGTACAGTAGGCTCAAATACAGTACAGCCAGTATTTAGAAACAGAGGAATGTCTGCATTAGGTGGTGCATTAGGTGGGGCACAATTAGCAAACTTAGCAGGTTTTGGTGGTGGCACTGGAGCATTGTTAGGTGGATTATTAGGGTATATGTAATATGAACAGGCCAATTAGTTTATTATATGGAAACGTAAATCCTAATACTGGATTACCAATTGGTGCTTTGATTGCCGACCAGAACTTCCCTGCACCTGTGAAAGTTTCTGGCTTGCCTCAAATTTCTCCAAGCGATGTATCAAACTTTAACCAAAATGTGCGTATGAGATCAGGTGATCCAATTGTACCAAGACCTATGAATCAAGTTGGTGTAATTGCAGGAGATGATCCAAGACCTAGATTACTAACACCAGATCAAACACTTAGCGGTGGTGCAAATACAGGTTTATTAGGCACAAGTTTTTCAGATCCAAGAACTATGGGTGCATTGAATGCATCTGCTGAACTTCTCAAAGCAGGTGGTTATTCTGTTGGTAAGCCTGCTCCTACACTAGGTCAGGGTCTTGGATTGGCATCACAGGCATTCGTAAAAGGTTATCAGGATCAACAAGATAGACTTGCAGGCCGACAGCAAACAGCTTTGAAGAACCAATTGGCAATGGCTCAGTATATGAATGACTTGCAGAAGATGCAGTTAGATATGCAGAAAACCACAAAAGACGATGCAAAGACTAAATTCACACAAGAAAAAGATTTACGAAAAGAATTTACTGCATTAGCAAAACCATTCAGAGAAACCATTACTAACTTTAACAAAGCATATGCTTTTGCAAGTAAGAAAAATCCAACTGGTGCATCTGATATTGCACTTGTTTTTTCTTATATGAAAGCCTTAGACCCAAGATCAGTCGTAAGAGAAAACGAACAAGCAACAACTGAAAATGCAGGTGGTGTTCCTGCTTATGTAAGAAATGCTTGGAACAAAATATCAACAGGTCAAAGATTTGATCCTCAAGTTAGAAAAGACATTTTGGATGCCTCAAAATCATTGGTACTAGGACAAATACAATCACAAAAAGATCTTGAAAGCGAATATGCAGGATATGCACAAAGAAACAATCTCAATCAAGAAAATGTGTTTACATCCTTACTTCCAAAAGCAGGTACATATTTAAACCCAATACCTGTTACTACAATGGAAGAGGCGGAGGAAAAACTTAAAGATGGTCAATTTTTTATTATTAATGGACAAATCGGAGTTATCGAATAATGGGCAAAGCTAGATTATTAGGTGAAAATATTGTTACACCACAGGCTCCACAAAATAAAGTTGGAAAATTAACAGGCATCACACAATCAGCATTGCAAGGTTTAACACTAGGTTCAGCCGATGAATTACAAGGATTGGTTGCAGGTTTATATTCTAAGTTTGCTGAAGGTAAAGATTTCCAAACTGCATATAATGAAACAGTAGATGCAATAAGAAGTGATTTAAAATCATTTAGAGAACAAGAGCCAGTATATGCATATGGATCAGAAATAGCAGGTAGTTTGCCAACTGCAATATTTGGTGGAGCAAGATTGGCAAAAGCAGGTGTTGATGCAGTAAAAAGTGCAGGACTAATGGGCGGTGCATATGGCGGTTTGGGTACAGATAGCGGTGATCCAGTAGATAGGGCATTAGGTACTGGTGTTGGTGCTTTAGCAGGCGGTACAATTCAAAAAGTTGCACCATTTGCAACTGAAGGAGCAAAGGAATTAATCAAGAGAGGTGTTCCAGTTACTGTTGGTGATGCTGTAGGTGGTGGACTGAAAAAGGTTGAAGAGGCCATGACTTCAGTACCATTTGTTGGTTCTGCAATTACAGGTGCAAAGCAAAGAGCCAAAAAAGGTTTTGATAAAGCAATATTCCAAGAAGTGCTAGAGCCATTAAACCCATTGTTAATAAACACAAAAAATGTTTTAAAAGACTTGGAAGGTAGAGATTTATACGCAAAAACAGCAGACATTATATCTGACCAATATGACAAGATTTTGCCAAAATTAAAAATGCCAAATAGAAGTGTTTTGCAAGATAAGTTTGATGATGTAATTCTTAATGAGGCTGAGGCACTATCTGGTAATGCTCAAAAATTATTTTTAGATAAAATTGATAAAATTATTTATTCTAAATTTGATGATGCAGGAAAAATTTCTGGACAAAATTACAAAAAAGCAATTTCTGAAATAAGGCGAGAAGTTAGAAAATTTAACAAAAGCACAGAGCCTGTAAACCTAGACATTGCATCAAGTTTTAGTGCAATTGAATCAGCTATGGCGGATGTTTTAAAATCAACAAATCCTGCTCAGGCATTAGCTTTAGATGCCATTGATAAAAGTTTTAGAAGATTACTACCAGTAGAAAGAGCAGTAATAGCCTCAGAAGGTGGTGAGTTCACAGCCGATCAAATATTAAGACAAATAAGATCTCAGGATGGAACACTTAGGAAAAAGTCGTTTGCACGAGGTGGAGCAGAAATGCAACCCCTTGCAGAGGCAGGGCAAAATACAATCAAACAAAGATTAGCTAACTCAGGAACCGCAGATAGGTCAATGTTGGGTACACTTGCACTAGGTGGAGGTTTAGCTTTTGATCCTCTAACAGTCGGTATTGGTTCAGCATTAACAGTGCCTGCCTACAGTAAAGTGGGTGTTCCATTAGTCAGAGATTTTACAACAAGAGGCATAGCACCAGTTCTTGGTAGAGGGGCACCATTTTATGGCGGATTACTTGGCCAGAATGTACAGGATGCAAACTTTTTAGGAATGAATAGGAGATAATATGACTAAGGCAAATATCACACAATACGATTCTACTGCCTCAAATAACACCGACATTGATGGTGTTGATATCTCGGAAGGCTGTAGCCCTAGTGGCATAAACAACTCGATTAGGTCGCTTATGAGTCATTTGAAGAACGTAGACACTGGCTCTCAGGCACTGACTGCTTTGTCGGTTACTGGTGACATTGGTGTAGGTGATGATGTTAACCTTACATCAGA